CCTCCACCACCTCCACCTCCAGCTATGACTAAAAAATCTAAACTAAAAGGACTTATAAGAGCTTGAGTTCCTTCATTGGCTGCAGATACTGGAATCCAACCTCTAGTTGTTCCAGTATATAAAATAGTAACACCTTCTCCACCTTTAGTTATATTTGAATTACCAGTTACTCCGTCAATTTTTAATCCATTAGGATCTAATATAATATTATTTGTTGCTGCTGTTTCATTAAAGTCTACAAATTGAATTTGATCTCCTATTGAAGGAGCTGCTGGTAAAGTTACAGTTACTGCAGCTGTAGTTGTATTTACCATATAACCAACATTTACTGATGCTGTGAAATTTGTTGTTTGAACTGTTTGATTCCAAACTATACCAGTAGTTATAGTAGTAGATGTTCCTAAAGCAACTACTGCACCATTAATTGTTATTGTTGAATTTTGTAATTGAGCATTTGTTACTGAATTATTAGGTAAAGAAACATTTGCACTAGCAGTATTAAAAGTAACACCACTTGGTATAGTTATTGTTTGACCAGATGTGCCAATTGTAATAGTAGTAGTGTTCGTCTGTGTAATTAAGTTAGACGTATTATTATTTAAAACTGAATCTACTTGTAAAATTCCGCCCATTATATTATTACCAAACTTCCTGTTACTGTTTGTGTTCCTGTTATACTAACAGGTCCTGCTAATACTCCAGATTGAATTGTTTGATCTTCACTAATTGTTGTTGCGTGTGTATTAACAAATGTTTGTGCTTCCATTACAGGAGATGGAGTATATGTTGCAGGTAGTGCACAAAATATATCTTTTACTCCTGATGAAAAATTTACTAAATTACTTGTGTTTGAACTAGAGATAACTGAATCTCTTGTAAAAGTTGTAGCGTTCGTTAACGAGCCAATACCAACTTCCCACTGATTGCCTAAAGCAATAGTGTAATAAGTTGAATTACCTGCTCCTACACCATCAATAAAACTTTGAAAGCCTAACTGTGCACCACTTAATGTAACTGTGCTTGTTCCAATTGTGCTTGTAGTTTCCTTGACTCTATCGTTAATAACGAACGCCATGAAACCACCTTTAAGCTATTCTTAATATTGCATTTGCTGCTGTAAACGCTGGAAACAAAATTGTAAATGTTCCAGATGTTGCTGTTTTATCTCCGCCAAAACTTAAAACACATACAGCTTTATTAGAAGCTGATGTATTATAAATTAATGCACCATCTGCTGTTAATGTTACACCTGTAAATGATAAATCAGAAAATGTAATGATCGCTGTACTTGTATCTAAAGATACTTGTTGTCCAGCGAGTATTCCACCACCTGTTGTATATTGTCCACCAGTTGATGCTTCATTTGTTGATGTAAATACTGTTGTGTTTTGATCTAAAGTTGCGTTTGATTGGAAAAGTGCAAGTTTAAATACTTGTCCAGAACCTGAATCGAAATCATGTACTGCACCTAAAAGTTCTGTTTTAAATGAATTACATACTGCTTGTGATATTGCCATATATTGTACTCCTTATAGTTGTTATGGGGATGGTGATGGTACTTTGATTCGTAACACTCCATCCTGAAATTCGTCTCTGCGTCTTCTACCTGTTTGTTCCAACGCAAATCCTTGTAATGCTTCATTATACTTCTCTTGATACAATTTGTACATATCCATCGGACCTTTAAGATATGCAAAAGCTTCAACTAAACACGCATATAATAATAGTTCTGGTGCATTAATACTGATATAAGTTTCAGTATTCGTGGCACTTAGACCATCTGGTGTGTAAACATAATCTAAACTTACGACATAAGTTGAATCTGGTGTAGGGGCTACTTCAATAGCATTTTCTCTAAAAGTTGCATAATATTTTGGAAATCCTGTTAAACCTGATGCATTATATTCAGTTATAAATGTATCATCTCTAGGTTCTAATGCTACTTGAACAGAAGAACTATTTGTAACAACCACAGAACGAACTATTAAAGCAACTCTTGTAGTAGTTGAGCCAGAAGATTGGTTTGTATTAGGTAAAGTTAAATATTTGTTGTTAGCTGTAAATGATGAAGTTGCATATTCTCTAGAATAATCTGCATCTGTGTTTCTAAATATTTTAAATTCAGAATCTCTAATAAAACCATTTACAATAGTAGAAGTTAAGACTTCTGAACCTACTTCTGTGTAATCTCTAATCTTTTGTACTAATTCTGCGTATGTCATGTTATAATAATAGTTACGTTTCCAACTGCACTGTAAGCTGATCTTTTTGAATTAATAGTATCTCCACTTATTCCAGGTTGCATTCCATTAGATAAAAATTGTCCAGGCCAAAAATATAAATCTAATTCTACTAAACATCCTCCACCAGGAACAGTATCTGCTCTAGCGTTTTTAAGTCCTTGTGGATCTGCTTTATGATGTCTTGGATCTAATTGAGGTTGTTTTGGTTCGTATTCAGTATAATGAACAAAAGAACCATTCCACTCTCTCTTCATTTCCACGTATGGAAATTGCATTCCTGATCTATCAGAAATAGATAATGATCTTTTACCTCTTGCGAATGCCATTAAACTCCATCTCCAAAGTAAGAATAAGGTGAAATAAAAGAACTTGTTCTTTGAGAATCTTCTTCTAAAGCTCTTTGTAGCTCATCCTCGTATATTAATTTTAATCCTTGCACTCTATCTGGGGAAAATTTCTGTCCTAGATAATATGCAAGACCTGAAATCATACATGGTAAAAATCTATAAGGAACATTAGCTTGATCATTATAATCACCAGCATCTTGAATTCTACTAATGTAATAATACTTTAAATAAATGTATTGAGCACAATCTGGTGTTAAATATAAACTGATTTTTGGATTAGTTTGACGATCCACATAGTATTGTGAAGGTTGTCCTTGTTGTCCTTTATTAGGAAGAGCTGCATAAGCAGATCTATCTATTTTATCTAATGAAATATCGTTTGTTGTTTGAGTTATAGTTTGAGCAGTTGAAACATAAGCTTCTAATACGTCACTACAATCTTGAGGTGTATTATAAGTTGATGTACCAGCAGTAAGTAACTGTTCTTTAAGAACAACTTTCCAAAGATGAACACCTCTATTTCCCCATTCAGAAAATAAAATGTTTAAACTTCTTCTTGCTGATTTTATATTGTATCCGCTGTTAGTTCTAACCCCACAACGTTCATAGGCTTCTTCAATAATATCATCTATGTCTAGATCGAATGTTGTAGTTCCTGAAGTAGCCATTAGACATTATTTTTTCTTAACGTTTTTAGAAACTTTCTTAGCACTAAATCCTTTTAACATACCTGCAACTTTTGCTGGTGTGTTTTTTGGAGTTATTCCTGCTTTTAAATATGTTTTCATTCCCATTTTAATATTCTCCGAAGTATTGTTTTTTAACTTGTATTTCTTTTTGACCTTTAACTATCATTTTACCTTTTTGAGCTTTTATAGGCTCTTCAGACATGGATTGTTCAATAGCCATTCCTCTTTTTTTCTCATAAGAAGACAGTTTTCCGTCTTTATCTAAGTCTGCTTTAGAACTTAAATTTTTATTTTTCATCATAATCTAAATATACCTCATTTTTGTCATGTTATATATACCACCATCTTTCATTTTTTTAGGTTTATTTACTATTGTTTTAACATTTGTTGGTTTTGGACCAACATTAGCTGCAGATCTTTTTCTAATTACTGCTGATCTCTTTTGACTCTCACTCATTCTTGCTGCTTTTGCCGCAGGAACACATTTTGGGTAACCTCTTTTTGAACCATTCGCTGATTTTCTTCCACATTCTTTGTAACCTCCTCCTTTTTTAGGGGCAGAAATATCCACCCAATTTTCATTAAACCATTTTGCAAGAACACCTTGCTTTAAACCAAGATCAAAGTAGTATTGTCCTGTTTTTTCAAATCCTTTTTCTTGTTTTTGTTTTGCTTTTTGCTCAGTAATAAGTCTTGCTGCTTCTTTAGAACCTACTCTTTTAGCAAGTTCTATTGTAGATTCTTCTTTGTTTTTATTTTCCGACATTATTTTAATAAATCTCCATAATAATCTTTTAAAGATTCATTAGAATAATTTTTATCATTCATTTCTACTTCTATAAACTTACCCATGTAGGCACCTTTAGGTTTCAAATCTTTTCTTTTCTTGCCTGAAGGATCTTTTATTTTACCAGCACATATTTTTGAAGCATAAGCATTTGCATAGGCACTAGGATAAACTGCAAATTTTCTTTTTGCTGCTGATTTTCCTCTAGAACATAATTTAGTCATTATAATACTTTAGTTTTTGCTTGTTTAATTTGATTTTTAAAAATATTTCTTACATTAATAATATCTTGATTTAATTTTATTTTTTTTACCCAATCTCCATTACTTTTTCTTATTGAAAAAGTATTACATAGTTCTAAACATAATTGAGCTTGTTCTTTTTTTATTACTAAAAAAGATTCTATTTTTTTTAAAAAAGGTATTACTTGAAATGCTCCTCTTAAAGTCCATTCGGTTAATGGTCTATTTATATAATTTTTTCTT